TCCTTGGGGTCCATCCCCATTTCCACAAGTTCATCAAGTTCGCTTTCAAATCTACCACCTTTCAATACTTGTGGTAACTTTTCAACGGGAACCTCAAGCAAGTCTGCAATAAATTCTGCATCTTTTGCTTTTGTTTTTTGAAAAGATTTTCTAAGAGGACGACTTTTGATACCTAATGCTTCTTCAAGAGTATCTGTCCTCAAAGTTTCGTATATAGCTTTTTTTCCACCCAAAGCTTTACGAATTCCAGAAAAGATGGATCCAGGTTTTCCACCTGAGCTAAGAAGAGCATCCAACAACTTTCTAGTTAGATTTGATCCTCTACCACGGAGAAGATCTGCTGCTACACCAAGAATCTTTCCAAGGGCATCCTTGCCTTTCCCCTTACCAGCAATTGATTCTAATTTTCGGGTGGTGGATAAATCTTTCTCTACCTCTAATTCATCTTCTCTTCTCTTAACTTCTGCTTCATCGGCAATTTTTTTCTGATAATCTTGCTGTGCAGAGAAAATCTCCAAGATCTGATCAAATCTCTGCCCAAGCATCTCATTTTGATCAAAAATGAGTTTCTGTGTGTCAATCAGAGTATTCTTTACAGAATTGACATCACCCGACAATTCTCTTATTCTAGAATCAGCAAGAGATAGTTTTGCGTCAAGACCTTTTCCTAATAATTTAGATACTCCCTTTCGTGCATCTGCATCTTTTACAGGAATTGAGTCATCATCTTTTAAAAGTTCTCTTTCAGCATCGTCCAAATCTGTTTTAGACGTTGGAGTTTTTTTTAAGTCTCCAAATTGAGCTCTATATCTCGCTTCCTTGCTTGATTTTCTATCAGTCTCCGCTGCCTTTTTTCTCGGATCTAAATTACCAAGAGTTCTATTGTACAAATCACCACCAAACTCGCTTTGGAGTGCTTTTGCAAATAAAGACCCTGGTTTTGCTTTTTCTAAATTTTGTGTTTCTCTTCTATCACTCTCACCCTTTGCCATTCCAGCAGCATTCACCAGTTTTCCAGCAATAAAACTGGAAAAATCGCCACTGTATGTTTTAGTGATATTTGACACTATCTATTCTTTGCTGCTTCTTGTTTTTGTTTGACCTCTTCAAGGTATTGCATGAGGAAGGTCGTATAAACTTCCCTCTCCCATGGAATCCAATTTTCAATCTCAGTCAAAGAATATTTATGGTACTGCATCAAAGCAAAGTTCATTTTATAGTACCCCTCCAGGTTATTCTGAAAGAGTGCTATGCGAAAAAACTCTGAAGACCCTCAATAGTATAATCAGACGAAACTCCAGTATTTGGATTTACGACAGAAAATTTATGACTGAGTTTTGGTGAAGATGCGTAGAATTTCTGAATTTTCTCAAATTGCTTAGTAGTCAAACTATCAACGAATTCGCGAAATTCCTTCTTCGTTGTGGTAGAAGAATCATATACATCTTCTCCTTGGAAAATTTGATCAATGCTATCAGCAATAAAAGTATAGACTTGCTCAGTTTCCATATCTTTCTGCAAAAACTCACGATCTACGAATTGCTGCATACTAGGATAATTCATGATGATGCCAAATTCATCGTCAAACATGATTTTTTTATCATGTCCTTCTGGTTTGAAAACCTCAACATCGTTGATATTGATACTTGCTTCAACTTGAGTTTCATTGTCGTCAAGACATGTAACAGTCAAAGTGATCATTTCACCAATAGATGCTGCTCTAATCTTGAGGAACAAATACTCAAGATCAAAACTAGGAAGAGATTCTACCTTAATTCTTGAAATAACGCAATTTTTGATCAAATCCTTTACTGCATTTGTAATCTGCTTTTCGTCTTGTGACTCCAATGCGAGTAAAAGGACTTTTTCTTCTTTTACCAAAAATGGGCGATATTTAACAGATTTTCCATTAGAGGGTAGTTCCAACTCGTAGGTTGGATACCCAGGGGTTGGCAAAGCCATAATATGTACCTCAGGTCGTGTATTTATTTAGTGCGACTTTTTTAGTCAAAAATTAGCGGAAAAAATTTTCCCAGTTTCATGGAATTGAATTATGGATTTTCTGGTGTTACTGTACAGGAGCAAATGGATCTTCTCTACCAACTGGAACTCCATTTACAGTTGAACGTATTTGTGGTATATTCTCAGCTAGATTTGAATAAGAAACTGTGTGTCTAGTATAGTAAAAATTGACTGTACATCTAGTAATTTGAGATGATCCATACGAGAGTGGAACGGCATCAATAGAATATGGGTAGCAATTTTCTAAAACATATACAATAGATGATTTCCCGTTTGAAGCTTTTGAGTTTGTTTCTGTTTTGATGATTCTGAGTCTGCAGGTATAATCATCCATATACCTTAATCTATTTGTTCTACTTGAATTTTGTTGTGCTGCTGCCGTAGCCTTCTCATAACCAGTGCCACTAAATCCAGTGATTGGTTCACTATAAATGTAATCATACCAAGAAGTGAAAAATTTAAGTGCGGTTAAATCTGCGTCTAGTAGAAATCCTAAACTGAGATCTGTAAAAATTCTAGTATGTGGGTATGAAATGGGACCCTCACCAAGATATCTTCCAGTAATCTGTGCAGTAGCAGATTGCACATTCGGCAGTTGTGCTTCGTCACAAAGCATGGTCACAACATCTTTGTTGTCATTAGTATAAAACTTTTTGACAAAATCCAAAGATTTGTCTCTATCTCTATCACCAAAATCAAACTGTACATCAAAAGCGGTAGTCATGGACATTCCGCCCTTGACTCCGATCTTTGCCATGAACTCGTTTATCTTTGTGACTGCCACTCTAAATATAAACGTGGGAACTTATTTATTTATGGCGTACTCTGGACTGTATAAACTAATCAATCCAAAGAAGTACCGTGGCAACCCATCTCGCATCATCTATAGATCACTATGGGAACGTAAGTTCATGGTGTTCTGTGATAATAATCCCTCAATTTTAGAGTGGGGTAGCGAAGAAGTTATAATACCATATCGCTGCCCAACCGATGGTAGATTACATCGTTACTATCCAGACTTCTACATCAAAGTTCGCGAAAAGTCTGGACAGATTACGAAATATATCATTGAAGTAAAACCCAAGAAACAAACAACACCACCGAATGACAAAAACAAAAGGACTGCTGCCTATAAGCGGGCTGCCCTGACGTTCATGAAGAACCGTGCCAAATGGGACGCTGCTCAGGACTTCTGTGAGGATAGGCAGATGAATTTTTTAATCCTAACAGAAGACCACCTAGGAGTATAGACCAATGGCACAAGGATTTGCAACCATCCAGCGTAACTCTACAAAAGAGAACACTGGATACACAACTCTGTTTGAGAACATAACAGAAATGACTGGGGGTAAACCACAATCATTCTCTTGGTATAAAAATGCAGTAAAGAAGGCATCAGAGAAATACAAAAAAGATCCCTCAAAAATCATAAGAGAAGAAAAAGTAGATAACAGAGGAAACGAAGAAGAACCAGATGAAAATCTTATCAGAAGATATGCAGTCTCTGGTCACATGTACATGTTTGAATACAAAGCGAAGATGAGACATCTTCCATACTACGACTCGTTCCCTCTTGTCTATGTAATCAAGGCAACTCCACAAGAATTTTGGGGTGCAAACCTACACTACATGTCTCCAAAGAAAAGAGTGATGGTGGTGCAAAGGTTATTGGAAGGCAGAATTGACATTCCTCGCCTATGTTTCCATAAATATTTAATTGATCATGTTGATGGGTTTTTATTAGACCTAGCATCTGCTGAGTGGGACACATCTATTCTACTCCCAATAGAAAATTTTGTCAGAAACGTGAAAGGTTCTAACAAAACTCTCCCATACACAAAAGAACTTGTATGGGAAGAAGTAGATGAAAATTACTATGACCGTATCAAAACTAGACGAGTCATTCGCGGTTACGGCAAACCAAGAGATACACAGATGGTAAAATAAATGGCAATACCAGATAGCAGAGAAGGAACAATTGGAGTACCAAGAGATAGTTACTATAAAGGTATTGATGGAAAATACCGAATACTAATTAATACAAATAATGGTCCTAGATGGAGAGTGAATGGTGTTGAGCCTGGATTTCCATACAAAGAACTGAAAACTGTTCCTGCAGATGCACCATCTTCCCCAACGACAGGTGGTAACGAAAAAATTTTAGCATCTGCTAGCTTTAGCGAACCCCTAGAAAAGGCAAATAGCAACACTACCATAAGATATCCATCAGATATCGTTTTTGATTCTGATACAGACTATGTGTTGTTTCAGTTTGGAAAGTACAACCCACCATTTAGTCAATCCGCTGAAGCTGGGTTAGGTCTCGGTTCATATGCAGCATACAATAATTCTCTCAAAGATATGGAAATACAGACAATATCTGTAAATTCTGTAGGTGGTGGATCTAAACAGGTTAAATCCATTATGCTGCCTATGCCTCAAGATCTAAGTAATGAACTGAAAAATGACTGGCAAGGAAAATCATTTACAAGAATGGGCAAGGCATCTATTTCCGCTGCCGCTGGTGGTGCGTTGTCAACACCTATTAAAGCAGCTCAAGATCTATCTGGAAATATGAATGCTTTAAGGGAAGCGTTGACAACAACAGTCCTCAATAAAATTCCAGGTGTTGGTGGAAACCTTGCAGTAAATGATATCTCTGGATCTACCAGAGGAGTCGTTCTAAATCCAAACGCAGAAGTCTTGTATGACTCTCCAAACCTAAGAGAAATTGGAATGACTTTTAAAATGGTTCCAAGAAACGACACAGAAGCGAAAATCATTAAAAACATCTGTGATGCGTTTAGAATAGCATCATCCCCACTATACGGAGGAGAAGGGCAACTGTTGACTGCTGGAACTGATACAGATCCCATCCCACAAGATAACTTTATCAGAGTTCCATTTTTGTGTAAGTTTACTTTCATGAAAGGTGGAGGATCCCACCCATGGATAGCACAATTTAAACCTTGTGCCATCACGAGAGTTCAAGTAAACTACACTCCCGATGGAACTTATGCTACATATAGTGATGGCAGTCCCATCGCTACAGAATTGAGTATCAACTTCTTAGAGAGTAAACTCATTTACCAATCAGAAATTAACAACGGTTTCTAATGTATTTTTCACTCATCCCAGACATCAAATATGATTTAAAACCAATCAGTTATCCGTTCTCGGAATCTGATTACATTACTGCAAAAAATTTTTTCAGAAGATATCAAGTCAATCCAGACAGCTTTGACTATGCAGTCTTCTATAAAAAATATTCAGTAAAAAATGGTGAGAGAATTGAAAATATCTCCGAAAAATACTATGGCAATTCTTTTTATGATTGGGTTATTATTCTAACAAACAACTTTATCAATCCACAGTTTGCTTTACCACTTGATTCAGAGACCCTAAGAAAAAGTGTGGAGTATAAGTATGGTGAACTAGAAGCATATTCTAACATCCACCACTATGTCACCAGTGAAGTAAAGAATGGTGATTTGATTGCACTGCAAGCAGGATTAATTGTTGATCAGAATTTCTATAGTTCTCCATTCACTTACTGGAATGGATCTCAAACCGTAACGGTTCCTGGCAATACTGTGAGTTCCCCTGTGACTAATTACGAGTATGAAGTAGAGGAAAACGAAAAGAAAAGAGAAATCTATATTCTCAGAAACACTTACTTCAGAAGATTCGTAGAGGAATTCAAAACTAAAAACCTCTACCAAGAATCATCTGACTTCATCTCCAAGAGACTAAAAAAGGTCGCAGTTTAGTGCGACCTTTTGAGGGAAAAATTTACGGAAAAATTTTTTCCAGATTTATGTAATCGTTAATCAAAATTTGAAATGATACGCTTACACTGCTTCAAGTTTTTCTTGCAGTAGTTGTGAACGTAACTGTCAGTGTCAACACTCATAGTATAGTGGGAGTGGGTGTGAAGTCCCTGAATTATAATCAGGAACCCCACGACCAACAAGTTGAACTGAGTAACTGGATGAAGTAATACCTTCAGGTATTTCATCACTCCTCAGCAAGACGTGCAAAGTAGGACAGGGCATCGTCATCATCAACGACTGCCTCTTCCTTAACAGGAGAGGGAGCAGCAGTCACACGAGAGCGGAACGACGAGGGTTCAGGAGCAGCGACTGGTTCGTACTCTTCGTCATCCACAGAGGGGACAGGAGCAGGACGCTGACCGATGCCGAGCACCATGTTCAGGCGACGCTCAAGATCCTCGTAGGACTTGAACTGGTCCTTAGAAGTGAACGCTTCCAGAGAGTGCTCGGACTTCCAGATGCCTTCCAGTTCATCATCGTCTGCACTCAGGGCAGAGACACTATCAAACTCAGAAGAATCATAGTTCCAGTAACCTGCAACCTTCTTGATCTTCAGTTTGAAGTTAGCACCTTCCCAAAGGTCAAAGACGTTGACAGGAGTCTCGTCTTGGAACTCAGGTTGCATGGCAGCGAGGATCTTGTCATGGATCTTCTTGCCATACTTGTAGAGGAACACCTTGCCCTCGTTCTCAGGGTGCTTAGGATCCTTCACGACATAGATGTTGCTGTAATACTGAAGCTTACGCTTCTGCTTACGAGCAGTCTCTTTGTCTTCATCACTACCGCTGTTCCAGAGACGGCGGTTGACTTCACCAACGGGATCCTTCTCGTTCAGTGTGGTCAGGGAGTTCTCAATGTACCAACCACCAGGACCTTGGAAGGCGTGGGAGTACAGTTTTGCCCAGGGGATAGTCTCACCTTCAGGGGCGGGGAGGAAACGGATAACAGCGTACCCGTTACCAGAAGCGTCAACCTCTGGTTTCCAGAAACGGTCATCAACGTTCTTACCGCTGGATGACTTTTCAAGTTCCTTCTGCAGGAAGTCAAAATTGTTCTGGGATTTACGCTTCAGATCTGCGAATGACATTCGGATTACCTCGGATTAGTTTGGATTTGGTTTGTGATGCCCTATCACTCAATCATTATACATGGGCACAGGGTAGGGCGTCAATCCCCTGTGCCACTTTTCAAGATGTCCTGAAACTCACGGACCTTGCCCAGGAGTTCGTCAAACATATCATTAGGACTGAGATTATTATTCCCACCCAACAAAACAACTGCTTGCTTGATGCTTTCAGCAA